ATTTATAATTCATCTTTCTATTGACATTAATATAAAGGATGTTATATGATTTGTCAATGTCAGAAAGTAGAGTTTTTGTAATACAAGAAATTGCTGGAACAAAAGCAGGCAACCCTAAAATAAATATTATGGGTGCGTCTACTTACTCTTCATCTGGTAAATTTAATTTTTTATTACCAGAGTTTTCACAGATTATTTTTTCACCTGGCCCACTTGTATACAAGCTGAGACAAGGATTGAAAGATTTTACAAAAGAAGATTATTTACTACTTACAGGCGATCCTGCAATCATAGGTGTTGCATGTTCTATTGTATCTGATATTACAAATGGTAAATATAAATTGCTCAAATGGGATAAACAAGAAAGAAAATATTATCCTATTGAAATTAACTTATACGAGAAAGGAGAAGTAGATGAGCGTTAAACAACAAATAAAATTCAAAGATGAAATAAACTTTGAAGCAGATCAACAAGACATAATAAAAAATACTGGAGGTGTTCAATCACTTGCAGATCAAGTTGAAAGATTAGAAGCTATGCAACAACAACTTGAAATACAAGAAAATGCAATTAAAGAGAAGAAAAAACAAATCCAACATATATCAGGAGAGGTCATACCTACCATGATGTCTGAGATGGGTTTAGCAGAATTAAAACTTCATGATGGATCACATCTAAAAGTTTCTACGTCGTACAAGGCTCACATTAGTGAGGCAAACAAAGAAGCGGCGTTCAACTGGCTTCGTGAGAATGGACTAGGGGATATAATCAAAAACGAGATATCCGTATCCTTTGGTCGCAACGAAGATAACAAGGCGGCTGATTATGCCGAACTTGCGAAGGGTCAAGGGTTTCAACCGACACAAAAGATGAAGGTTGAGCCCATGACTCTGAAAGCGCTAGTCCGTGAGCGTATTGAGGCAGGAAAAGAAATGCCAACGGAAATCTTCGGGGTGTTCTCGGAGAATAAAACAACAATAAAAAGGAACAAATAAACATGAACCAAGTAACAAATAAAAAGAATGGTGCACTAGCTACGTTTGATATGGAAGCTGATGCACAACAAGGAGCCCAGAATATTTCGCAGGAAGATCTTGCGTTACCATTCTTAAAAATTTTGGGACAACTATCTCCAGAAGTAAACAAAAGAGATGGTAAATACGTTGAAGGCGCAGAGCCAGGCAAAATCATAAACACTGTCACTAACGCATTGTACGATTCTATTAATGTCGTGCCATGTCACTACAAGAGACAGTACATAGAATGGCAAGACAGAGGCACATCAACAGGTGCTCCCGTTGCGATACACGATGCAGATAGTGATATCATTAGCCAAACAACTAGAGGTAAAGATTATAAAGATAGATTACCAAACGGTAACTACCTTGATAATACTGCTAGTCATTTTGTACTTGTAGTCGGTGATAACCCAGAAACAGCGTTGATATCTATGAAGTCTACTCAATTAAAAGTTAGTAGAAAATGGAACTCAATGATGATGGGTTTAAAGATGCAGGGTAAAAACGGTTTATTTACTCCGCCAACTTACAGCCACATTTATAAACTATCAACTGTCCAGATGTCTAACGACAAAGGAACATGGTTTGGTTGGGATGTATCAAAGGTTGGACCAGTCACGGATAAAGCTATCTATGATATGGCAAAATCTTTTGCAGATTCTGTAGGTAAAGGTGAGATAGAAGCAAAACCTGAAACTCAAGAACAAACTAAAAAATCTTTAAATTTATAAAATCCTAGGTAGTGGGCGTCGAAGCTAGCGTGGAAACGCCCACGTTTAATTTATGAATGAAAAGATTATCAAAGCACCGATTACGTATGAAGATTGGATAGATCTGGGACGGGTTATCATACCCTGTGATACAAAGCAGGCTGTGGTTGAAAAATGGTCTGACCCAGATTTTAAAGTTACGAAAGAAGAATGGAGAATAGAACACGCAACAAAACAAATAGGACTCAGATTAGATCAATACATAGATTTTGATATCGATAATCCTGTTGTAAAAAGATTTACGAGCGATCACATAAAATCATGTGGTGCAATATTCGGTAGAAGAAATAATCCATCAAGTCACTATCTTTGGTCTGGCACATCAGATTACAAGAAGTTTGCATTACCAAAAGAATTAGAAAATTATTACAAAGATTATGGTCATGGCGCAACTCTTTGTGAGATAAGACATGGCGCAAATAAATACACATTAGTTCCAGAAACAAAATATCATACAACAAACGAAGTTGTTAAGTGGGTTAAATATGATGGCATAGATGAATATCCAGGTAATTTAAAAGTAGATTTAGGTAAAATAGCATTGTCTGCTGCATTATGTATTACGTATGCAGGAGCTGGACAAAGAGATGATTACTGCACTGCAATGGCAGGAGTATTGTTAAAACACACAGAGTGGAATGTAGATGACATAGATGATTTTGTTTACAAGATAGCCATAGCAGCAAAAGATGAAGAGGCAGAAAAAAGAAAGAAAAAAGGAACCACACATAAAAAAGCAAATAGAAAATTTGGTATGCCAAAACTCGCAGAGATTATTGGGTGCTCTACAAAAACAATAGCAACTATATTTAGTTGGATTGGCGTACAAGAAGCCACTAGTGAAGAGGCAAAACAATCTATCGGGCAGATAATAGAATATGGAAGCGATAGATATTTTGTAAAAATAAATGCTGTGGTGCAGGGTGAGGCCGTTGAAAAAACAATCACAGTTGACGGCCCTACACTTAGAAATAAAAAACTATTTTATGATTCTGTAATTAGTAAAGCATCTGTGTGGATACCAGAAATGAAAGCTGCAGATTTTGAAGAGATCATGCGTAGAAAGTATGAAGCAAGAGAAAAATCTACAAACTATGTAGAGGAGGCAGAAGAAGATTTAAGATTTATAAAACATTTTAAAAATTATATTGCAGAAGAGAAAGCATATACAAATAAAAAAGAATTAGCATATTTTGGTATGCCATATTACAACGTGCAAAAAAATATATTAGAATTTAATTTAGATAAGTTTGAAGATTATTTACACAAACAAAAAGTAAATCTAGCGCGTGTAGATCTTGTAATAAAATGCCAGAATATATTAAAAGCAAAAAAGAATCATGGCAAGTATGGGTCAAAATCTTGTGTGTCATGGCGTATAATAAATCAAAAAATAGACAAGGAAGATTTAATAGTAGAGGGTGAGTATCAGGAGGTGACAAGTGAAACAACCTAAATTTATATCGGGACCACCAGGCACAGGTAAAACATCCATATTTATCACTCAGAAATATACAGAACTTTTAAAAAAATATTCTTACAATAAAATAATAATACTATCACACACAAATGTTGCAGCTGATGAAATAAGAGATGAAATATTAAAACTACCAGAGATGCAAGGCGTAACAAAAAAAGCCATGAAGTATAAGATTTGTACGATTCATTCATATTGTAAAAGCAGATTGGTGGGTAGAAAAGAAGTTTTAAGTTATGAAGACCACAAGAACTTATGCACAATAGAAACTTTATTCAAATTACAAACAGTAAATGAATCTGAGTTTAATGCAGATAAACATAAATTTTATAGATACTTGGCGGATGCGCATGGCAGAGGACACACTATAAAAGAACATTGGAAAGTTTGTGATAAAGAAATTTATAAACCATACAGTTTAAACTCAATAGAGGAAATGGTTGAACATTATATAAAATATAAAAAAGATAACCATGTTTGTGACTATGCTGACATGATACAAGAGTTTATAGATAAAGCCATAGAGCCAGACATAGACGCACTAATAGTAGATGAAGCGCAAGATAGTAATGTACCACAAAGAAAAGCTTTAGATAAAATGGCAACAAATGCAAAAGAATATTATTTTGTTGGTGACGCAGATCAAACTATATTTGAGTTTGCAGGATCAGACGCAGATTATTATCACAGATTATCAAGAGATGCAGAGCAATTAGATCAAGGGCACAGGTGTGGTAAAACTATTAACACTTTGTGTAAAAGAATAATAAAACCGATATGGGAATACTATGGTTATGAAAGAATATGGAAACCAACAGATATAGTTGGCAATCATTATTACCTACCTAGTTTAAATAAAAAATGTAGTGCTATGGAAACTTTGCTAGATAAAATAAGAAATACGAATGAAACTTTTTTATTTACTTATCGAGGCACACCATCAGATTCATGGGTCAAAAAATTTTTTAAGAAACACGGTATAGAGTTTGCACATGTAGGGAACACGGCCCACGTACCAAAGAAAGAAATAAGATGCCACAAACTATGGCCAAAATTTGTTAAGGGTGCGTTGCTGCCTTTAAAACAAATAAAAGATTTTTGGCAATACATGGGTAGTAAAGTGATAGTGCGTGGTAAAGGTGAGGAAACTTTTGAGGAATGGGTAGATAAAGAATACAATATAGATTATTTAATAACTAATAAATATCTAAAACAAAATGCAAAAGACGAATTAGACTTTGCATTAATAAGAAAGAAAACAGATTCGGATAGAATTTTATATATTAAAAAAATATTAGAAAAAGGTTTTAATTTAGAGGGTGACGTAAGAGTAAAGTATGCAAACATACATACCGTAAAAGGTTTAACGTTTGACAATGTTATTGTTGATTTAACTTCAACGAGAATAGAAAATTACTTTACACAGCTCAGGTTAAAATATGTTGCGTACAGCAGAGGCAAGTTTGATTGTTGGACTGTAGCATCACAAGGTAAATATACGTTAGGAGCAAAATGAAAAAGAAAAATGTTTGGGACAAACAACACGGTGGCAATCATTATCAAAAGTATAAGATTCAACCAAGCAAGTTTGTAGTTGAGAATGAGTTGTTATATCCTGAAGGTTGTGCTATAAAATATATCATACGTCATCGAGACAAAAATGGAAAGGAAGATATTTTGAAAGCTATACATTTTTTAGAAATGATATTGGAGAGAGATTATAATGTGTAATACACCAGAAGATCTAGATCTTAATGGTATAGATACAGTTGCGATAGATATAGAAACTTACGATCCTAATCTTAAAACAAAAGGATCTGGCGCCATACGTAAAGATGGTTTTATTTGTGGCATTGCTGTTGCAACTAAAAATGACCTTGCATATTTTCCCTTACGTCACTCTGATACTGACATAGATTATCAAAGAATAAATAAGATATGGGAGATTTTAAATAATAAAATATTTCAAAATGATAAGATTACTAAAGTATTTCACAATGCAATGTACGATGTCTGTTGGATAAGAGCTGTGACAGGTAAGATGATCAAAGGTAGAATTGTTGACACCATGATAGCTGCATCTGTTATTGACGAAAACAGATTTAAATATTCTTTGGACGCTTTATCAAAAGATTATCTCAACGAAGAAAAATATAAATATGATTTACAACAAAAAACTATGGAGTGGTCTGGCGGTACAGTCAAAGACCCAATGACTAATATGCATAAACTTCCTGCATCTATTGTAAAAGAGTATGCAAAACAAGATGTGAACTTGACTTATAAATTATGGAATTTATTTGATAAAAAAATTGACGAAGTATTATACACAAAAGATGATGGAGAGCAAAAAACTTGCAGAAAAATATTTGAGTTAGAAACAAAATTATTTTTATGTTTGGTTGACATGAAATTTAAAGGCGTTAGAATAGATCGGTCAAAAGCTGTCCTATTTGGAAGACATCTTAAAAAACGTAGAGACCAGATAATAAACGCTATACAAAGCAAGACATCAATTAGAGTCGACATCTGGGCTGCAGCATCAATCAAAAAACTATTAGATCACTTACATATAAAAGATTACAAAGTGACTCCTAAATCTAAGATGCCACAATTACCAAAAGATTATTTACGAACGCACAACAATAAATGTTTACGCATGATTGCAAAGGCAAGAGAGTATGACAAAGCGGTTAATACTTTTATAGATGGACTATTGGAATACGTGCATGAAGACAGAATACATGCAGACATAAATCAAATTAGATCTGATACTGGTGGCACAGTTACGGGCAGATTTAGTATGTCTAATCCAAACCTGCAGCAGATACCGGCCAAAGGTTATATTGGTAGTAAAATGAGAGAGCTATTTATACCGGAAGAAGGTCACAAGTGGGGTAGTTTTGATTATTCACAACAAGAACCTCGTATTGTAGTTCACTATGCGATCAAATTGGGTCTACCAGGCACAGAGAGCCTCGAAGAACAATTTGATAGGGATGATGCAGATTTTCATCAAATAGTCGCTGACATGGCTAATATCTCCAGGAAACAGGCAAAAACAATCAATCTAGGTCTTTTCTATGGTATGGGAAAGATAAAATTACAGAAAGAGTTAGGTCTAGATCAAAAA